TGTTCCGGGGAAAGTAGACAAGCCTGAAAAGGTCGAAGAACCTAAAGGGCGCAAATTTACAGAAGAAGATTTGAATTTGCCGTACATGAAACTTAAAAGCCTTGCATCACAGAACGGTATCAAGGTTGAGAAGTCGGCAAAAGCAGAAGAGATAAAAGAACTATTGAGGGCATTATGACACTAACCGAACTGACAGAACTTGTGCAGAGCAAAGCACTTTCATATAGCGTTGAAGCGGGGGAGAGCATAGATAAATTCCCCGGTTCGATAGTGGATTTTGTCATTGAGTATTGCATCAATGAAAGTCATTTTCCTATGGACTATACCGAGGATAAGATAGCCACAAGACTATACCGTTGTGTAAATGCAATGGCAATGGCTTGTATTGAGGTCTATTCAAGAGCCGGGGCAGAGGGAGAAAGAGCGCACAGCGAAAACTCTATCAGCCGGACTTATGACGGGGCATGGATTTCAGGCAGATTACACGATATTTTACCTAACTTTGTGGGTGTGATATGAGAACACTTTTAAGAAACAAACAAACTTTATATTACGCCCTGTTAGACGGCACATTGCCGGAATATGAACTTGATAGCGATGGAAACAAGATAGTTGACTATGTAGACGAAGAAACAGGGGTAACGTACTACGTTGAAACGGGTGTTAACACTCCTGTTTATAGTCCAGCAGTTGAGTTCAAGGGCAACATAGCATTTGCCGGGGCAGATTTGTTAAGACAGGAATACGGCATTAGTGACGAGAACTACGAAGCGGTATTAGTGCTGAATAAGAATGAGATACCCATAACGGAAACATCCCTTATATGGTATCAAACAAAACCCGGCACAAAAGTTATAGACGATGTGGAGTATGCCGATGATGCCACGGCAGATTACAGGGTGTTACGGTCTGTACCGTCATTGAACAATGACCGTTTCATTCTGGCAAAGGTAGTTAAATGAATTACAACGTAAAACTCGATTCGGTTCAATTAACGCTACTTTCAAGGGAACTATGGCACTATGCGGAGAGTTTTGAAAAGAAAGTCGAGATATTTCTAAACAGACTTGCAGATGTAGCCATAGAAGTAGCTGTTGTGAATGGTGGCGATTACGGGCAATTCATAACCTACACAAAGAAATTGGAAAATGGCACGACTATAACGGTTACGGGGCGGTCAAGACCGATAGCCCGTGAATGGTACGCAGGATCAAATTCAAAACAGACAAGGACAGAATACATTTCACCTATCCTTATGGCTGAATTTGGTTCTGGCTTTTATGCAATAAATGATAAATCGGGTTTGGGTGGTCAAGGTACGTTAAACAAGTACGGACACGCAAACGACCCGGACGGATGGTATTGGTATGCCGACAGCACCGATGATAGTGAAGCAACGCCTGTTAGTCAGGCACAAAGCGGAAAGATAAAGTTTCACTCAATGGGTGTGCATCCGGCACGACCTTTACATAAAGCGGTTTTGGCTTGCATAGAGCAGGTCAGGGAAATAGCACAAGAGGTATTCGGATGAGTTCTGTATGGATTGACAAACGGATAGATAAAATCTTTTCGCGCGTCAAGAACAAAACAACAAATGCGTTGAAGTCGAAATATCCCGACATCAACTTTACACAGGACGATTCGGAAAACGTAAATGCTAAATTCCCAACCGTATATATGTTTTTCGATACGGTAGAGAGAATGTCTACTCTTGACGGTGGGGTGATAAATTCCGTCTACATGACTATTGGAACGCAGATAAGTGTAACCAAAACGCAAGGTAATAATGCGGCGCGTGAGGTTAATACAAAAGTGCGTGATGAATTAGTCAATTTAGGATTTAGAGCCTCGGGTAGTCCTATTCCCACAGTATCGGGGGACGTAAAAGTTATCAACGCTAACTATCAACGGATGGTTGGTTACAACGATCCATTTTAACAGGAGGTAAAAAGATATGGCAGTAAATGAGGCAGGTATATCGACCCTTGGTATTACTTTCGGATATGCCGTAGGATCAACAAAGCCCGCAACGTTCACACAGCTTGATCGTATTTCTTCCATCGGTGAGTATTCAATCACAAACGAAACGATTGACATTTCCTGTCTTGAGGATTTGACAACCAAATACGTCAGGGGTCGTGGCACGACATCAGATAGTATTCCCGTGGTCGTTAACTGGACAGACGAAACCGAAGCCGAGTGGGAGGCTGTTCTTTCAGCTTATAACGGACGTACAAGCGGTCAGACAATGTGGTGGGAGATCATCGTACCGGGCATGACAAAGGCGGCTTTCTTCAAAGCACAGCCCCCGACAGCCCTTCCCGTACCCTCAATCGAACAGAACGGTGCGTTCACGAACACGATGAACCTTGTCGCAGAGGACTTGGTCGGTTGGGACACGAAGGTAAATTTTCTTGAGCCGACCTTGAGCGCATTAAGTTTAGGGTCGGCTACTTTAACACCTACCTTTGATGATGATGTATTTGAATACACAACGAACATCACGGACGCATCAACCACAGTAGCGGCAACAGCCACGAACACGGGCGATACCGTAGAGATTTTCCTTAACGGAACATCAAAGGGATCAGGTACAACTTCTTTATCAAAATCTTGTAGTTGGACGGCAAGTACCGATACCGTAGAGGTAAAGGTAAAGCATATACAATCCACGTTGACATACAAGATCACAGTTACACACAACGCATAGCGTGAACAGGGCGGGGGAAACCCCGTCCTTTCCCTATGGGTATAGCCGAAAGGCGGGGAAAGGAGCAAATATGACTAAAATCTTTACGGTTAATGGTAAGACATACCATGCAAAGGAATTTAACTTTAATTTCCTTTGTGACTTGGAAATGAAAAACTTATCCCTGGAGGATATAGACAAGCGCCCTATGTCGCTTATCCGCGCATATCTTGCGTTTAGTGCCGGACTTACGGACGAACAAGCCGGACAGGAAGTAGAGGCACATCTTGAGAACGGTGGCAAGTTTAATGACATCGTGGATGTAATGAGCGCACAGATGCAGGATTCGGGTTTTTTTCGGTCGATCAGGGAGAGCGAGGAAAAGGACGCAGGCGCGACTTCAGCGAAGAGTCCAAAGAGCAAAAAAGCATAAGTGATTATCCCTGCTTAAGAGATTACTACGAAGCGGAATGGTTGCCGAAGATCATTCCCCTTGGTGTGACATATAAAGAGTTCTGGGACTTGAACCCACGCATAATAAACGTAATGGTAGATGCGTATAACGAAAGTAAAAAGAACGAGATACGCACAGCAAATATGCTTTACCATTTAGAGGGTATGTACTTTGTAGATGCCCTGTTATGCACAGTAGGAAATATGTTCAAGGGAAGGGGGCAACAATCCTTTGATTATCCGAAAGAACCATATACATTAGACCTTGAATATGAGGAAGGTCTTGATATGGCAGACGAGGAAAACGTCAAGATAGCCCGTCAGCGTAGAAATTTCGTAACACAGTTAAACAATATGTTCCGTGATTTAGAGCCTGTTTTAGAGGAAAAGAAGAACAATGCCGAACATTGATAGCTTATCAATACAATTTAGTACAAAAGGCACAAAAACAGCCGTAAACAATATAAAAGATATGGCGTTAGCGGTAAGAAGTCTTGCGACAAATATCAATGCTATTGACGCAAGTAACCTCAATGCCGTTGCTAATTCCATGAAACAGTTGAAAAATTCTGCTCCAACGAAAGATCAGACGGCTAGGGTTACGGCTTTTGGTAACGCTATAAGTGGCATTGCTAAAACATTTGAAACCACGGATGCTAGTAAAATGGCGGCTTTTGCCGAGAACATGACGGCATTAAAGAAAGCTGCCCCTACGAAAGCACAATCAGAAAGAATGGGCGGTCTTAATACCGCCCTGGGTGCTTTATCCGGCACGATAAATCAGATAGACGGTGGCAAATTAACCACATTCACAACGGGGATGGAAGTATTGAAAAAGTCTACTCCCACAAGCAAACAGGCAGAAAGAATGTCTGCGTTTGCCACCGCTATTAAAGACTTGTCTGCGGCTATCGGTGCGGCTAATATTACCGAGTTTTCAAAGGATATGGCAACACTAGGCGGTGCGGTAGAGGCTTTCAAGAAGTCAAGCGTTAATTCCATCCAAAATGCGGTTACGGCTATGCAGAACATGGGACAGACCGCACAGCAGACAGCCACAACTATATCTAATGCCACACCGAAAAATCCGGGCAATCCAACGGCAGACGGAAGTACAAAGAACGCAATTCAGCAGACGCAGGTACTTATTGATGCGCTTGACAAAGTACAAGTTAAGACAACCACAGTTCAAAGCATCTTGCAGAGGATGGGTCTTTTTGTGCCTACAAAACAATTTAAGAACCTTGAAGAACAGGCAGAAAAGGTAAGAGGAAAGTACAACGAACTGCGCGAGGCACTTCAAAGAGCCGTAAACGAGGGTGATATAAAGGCAGACGGTACAGAATACAAGAAGAAGATGGCAGAACTTGATGCCCTTCGTGAGAAATACAACGAACTGATCCTGAAACAGCGTGAACTTGCACAGGAGGGGGGAAGGTTTACCATCAACCCTGCCGTTGCAAATGCAGTAGAAAAAGTCAAAACATCATTCAATGGTCTACAATCCCTGTTAAACGGGGTCAATTCAGGTCTTAAAAGTGTAACAAGCGTTGCGGATAGATTCGTTAGCAAACTCCGTAACATGGGGAAATCCGCTAAAACGGCAAAGAAAGAAACCACTTCATTAGCGGATGCCGCAAAGAAACTTTCTAATGAATTTTTCCGTGTATCAAAAATGCTGAAACTTATGGTTACCCGTATGGCACTCCGTACCGTAATAAAAGAGGTCGGAGAAGGGTTTAAGTCATTAGCATTACATTCAGATGAATTTAATAAAAGTATGTCGGGCATAATGAACGCTTCAAAACAGTTGGGTTATTCATTTGCCGCTATGGTAAGTCCCCTTATTGAGAAGTTTGCCCCGGCTATAATTTACGTCATCAATCTTTTTATAAAGTTAACAAATATAATTAATCAGCTTTTTGCGTCGTTATCCGGCAAGAAAACTTATGAAAAGGCAATAGAATTTACTGATGATTGGCGCAAATCAATCGAAGATTCGAACAAAGAAGGCAAGAAACTCAAAAAGACCGTACTTGGTTTTGATGAACTTAATCAGTTAACAGATAAAACAAAAGGGCAGGACGATTCAAAGAATATCAAAGATATGTTTGAAACGGTCGCTATCGAACAGAAATGGAAGAAGTTAGCTGATTATATAAAAAAGATTGCAAAAAAACTTTTTGACCCTATCAAAAAGGCATGGGAGAAAGTCGGAACATTCGTAAAGAACGCATGGAAACGCGCGTTGAACGAAGTCCTTAAACTTGGTAAATCCATAGCCCGTGACTTTTGGAAGGTATGGGAAGAAGAAAAGACACAAAAAATCTTTGAAAATATTTTAAAGATTATTGGATATATAGGTCAGGCGGTCGGCAACCTTGCAAAGCGTTTTCGTGAGGCTTGGGACAAGAACAACACAGGCTTAAAGATACTTCGCAATATTCGTGACATAATTCTTATAGTCACGAAATATATTAAGAAGATGGCAAAAGCAACGGCAGAATGGGCGGATGAACTTGATTTCAGTCCTATTCTCACGAAGTTTAACGAATGGCTTGATAGTTGTAAACCCGTTGTCGATGCCTTGATGGGTATTGTTTCCGACTTCTACGAAACGGTTATTTTACCTCTTGGCAAGTGGGCGATTGAAGAAGGCGGCCCACAGTTATTAAAAGTATTCATTGATTTTAACAAGAAGGTCAAGTGGGATTCTTTAAGAACAAAACTACAAAAACTTTGGGAACATTTAGAGCCATTTGCCGAACGAGTAGGTGAGGGCTTAATAATCTTTATCAATGATTGCGCCCAGGCATTAGCAGATTTCCTCAATAGTCAAGAGTTTGAAGATTTCTTAAAGGCCGTTGAAGAATGGATGGATAGCGTTTCGGCACAGGATGTTGCAGACGGGTTAAAGGCTATTTGTAAGGCTTTGCTTGGCTATGCGGTATTAAGCGGAGTATTTTCCGTTTTGGCGAAAGTTGCAGAGTTTTTGACGTTGCTTAAAACTTTGGCCCCGCTTATCAAAGTTGCGGTTGTAATAACGGTTGCCCTTGAAGGAATTGAACTAGGGAAAACTCTAGGTGCGTATTTATTCCCTGATGATAAAGAGTTATACGAGCATTATAAAAGCATATCCGGCACTATTGAAATGATAAAAGACCTCTTTGTGGGTCTTTGGGATTGGCTAAAAGAGTATTTCTCAACATTATTTGATTTAGCTG